ATTGGTCAAAAGTATTCGGTGTAACTAACTTCCAAAAACCAAGACTTGAAGTTCCAGTTTTTGCCGAAGAAAATTTCCAATCATGGTTAAATTACTCTTGGAGAAAAGGTTATATCAAAGGTTTGAATCCCAATTTAATCTCTTTAGATTCTGCTCAAAGTGGGGATCCTAACTCAATTGGTTGGTATTTAGATAAATGGCAAACACCAAACTCACCTTTTGTTGTATCTGAATTGAGAGGTAATAAAGTATATGATTTATTTAGATTCTACACAATTTCTGATGGTGACGGAGCAAATACTTTAATAAAGATATCTATCGTTAATCAAACATATAGTAATCTAACATTCGACGTATTAATTCGTGATTACTTTGATACTGACGCTAATCCTGTAGTTTTAGAGAAATTTACAAACTGCACCATGGATCCAGGTCAAAACAGCTTTATCGCAAATAAAATAGGAACTTTGGATGGTGAATACATGTTGAACTCTAAATATGTTATGGTTGAAATGTCGGAAGACGCTCCAATAGACGCTCTTCCATGTGGTTTCAACGGATTTAACTTTAGAAATTACGCAGGAGCTCAATCACCGTTCCCAATTATCAAAGGTAAATATGACTTCCCTGGTGAAGTAATCTACAACCCACCATTTGGATTGTCCTCAGGAAATGACAACGCACTTGTTAGTCCAGGTGATAATGTTAGGAGAACTTACTTAGGAATTTCAAATTCATACGGATGGGATCCATCATTCTTTGAATATGTGGGTAAAAGAAATCCAATTAATTCTTGTGATATTGATGGTCTTCCGTTCAACTACAGATCAACAGGTTTCCACATGGATGTAAATGCAAGTGGTTTGACAATCGGACCTGAGTTTTCAACGAGCGGTGACCCAAGATTTATTTGTGGTAATTCTTCTTTCATTACAGAACCAGAACTTCCAACAAACGCATACTACAGATTATTCGCTCGTAAATTCACTTTCTTGGTTCAGGGTGGTTTTGATGGTTGGGATATATATAGAGAATGGAGAACAAACGAAGACAGATTCCAAATTGGTAGAGCAGGTTATTTAAATGGGGCATGTCCATCAACAAGATACCCTAACGCTAAAGGTTGGGGAGCATTCAAAGAAATTTCTTTAGGTGACGGAACTCAAAACTTTGCAAACACTGACTACTACGCATACCTATTAGGACAACAAACATTCGCAAATCCTGAAGCTACAAACATTAACGTTTTTGTAACACCGGGTATTGATTATGTAAATAATAGTAATCTTGTGGAAGACGCTGTTCAGATGATAGAATTCAATAGAGCGGACTCATTATATGTTTGTACAACACCTGATGCTGATTTGTTTTCACCCGCAAACTCAGGAACGGATTTGTTCATCTATCCTACTGAGGCGGTTGATAATTTGGATAACACAGGAATCGACTCTAACTATACGGCTACTTACTATCCGTGGGTATTAACAAGAGATAGTGTAAATAACACTCAAATTTATATCCCACCGACAGCTGAGGTAACAAGAAACTTAGCACTTACAGATAACATTGCATTCCCATGGTTCGCGGCGGCGGGTTATACTCGTGGTATTGTTAATTGTATAAAAGCTCGTAAGAAGTTGACACAAGAAGATAGAGACATTCTTTATGTTGGTAGAATTAACCCAATTGCAACCTTCTCTGACGTAGGAACCGTAATTTGGGGTAATAAAACATTACAAATTAGAGAATCGGCTCTTGACAGAATCAACGTTAGAAGATTATTGCTTCAAGCACGTAAGTTGATTTCAGCAGTATCTGTAAGATTATTGTTTGAACAAAACGACGCTCAAGTAAGACAAGACTTCTTAAACGCTGTCAATCCAATCTTAGATGCGATTAGAAGAGACCGAGGTCTATTCGACTTTAGAGTAACGGTTTCATCTGACCCTGAAGATATTGACAGAAACCAATTAACAGGTAAGATTTATATCAAACCTACAAGAGCACTCGAGTTTATTGATATAACATTCTATATCACTCCGACTGGAGCTTCTTTTGAGAATATTTAAAGTGGTTAATAAACAAAAGAAAAAAGGGGGACAAATGTTCCCCTTTTTTAATATTAGTGATATTTATTGTTATGAGTTATTCTAGTAAAGTAAAAAAAATTATATCAGAAATCATTCAAGACCAATTAAAACCAACTATGAAATATTATGCGTTTGATTGGGATGATAACTTAATGTATATGCCGACTAAAATATATTTGAAAAGTGACAAGGGAAAGGTTGTTGGTATGTCCACCGAAGATTTTGCGGAGTATAGGTCTAAAATTGGAAAGAAACCTGTTAAATATGAAGGTAACACCATAGTTGATTTTGACGATGAAGCTTTCAGAGATTTCCGAGTTTCAGGAGATAAAAAATTTATGACCGATGCAATGACCGCCGAGATTGGTCCGGCTTGGTCTGATTTTGTTGAGGCTGTAAATAACGGATCTATTTTTGCAATAATCACCGCTAGAGGACATACCCCTAGTGTGTTAAAAGATACTATTCACAATTTAATTAACAAAAATAAGTATGGTTTAAATAAAAAAGAAATTGTCAAAAATCTAAGAAAGTATAGAGATATTTCCGATGAAGAAGATTTAACTGACGACGAACTTATCGAAACATATTTAGAGATGTGTAAATACCACCCTGTTAGTTTTGGTGAAGGATCTGCCGCCAATCCCGAGGAATTAAAAGTTAGTGCGATGAAACAATTTATGGAATATGTTAAAAACTTGTCTCAAAGACTACAAGAAAAGGCTTATTTCAAAAACAAAATTTCAAATTACTTTACACCTTATATTGGATTTTCAGATGACGATTTGAAAAATGTTCAAGCGATGAAAAAACATTTTGATGATGAAAGTGGATTAGATATTTACCATACAGGAGGAGGAGTAAAAACTAAATTTGAATAATTAGAACTAACCTAGTTAATATATAATTTGAAAAAAATTGGAAGTAAATAGAAAATTTTTTAAAACACTATATTTATAATAAAAAAATAAAACAAAATTTAAAAATTAAAACATGGCTGATTTGTTAATGAAAATGCCGATTCCCTACGAGCCAAAAAGGGAGAACCGATGGATTTTGAGATTTCCATCATCACTTGGTATTAACGAGTGGTATGTTGAAACAACATCAAGACCAAAACTTACAATCACAGCAACTGAAATACAGTTCTTGAATACCTCAACTTATGTTGCAGGTCGATTCACTTGGGGGGAACTTCCGGTTACCTTCCGTGACCCAATCGGACCTTCAGCGTCACAAGCAGTTATGGAATGGATTCGTTTATGTGCTGAGTCAGTTACAGGTCGTATGGGTTATGCCGCAGGTTACAAAAAGAATGTTGATCTTGAAATGTTAGATCCGACAGGTGTTGTTGTTGAGAAATGGATTTTAGAAGGGACATTTTTAACAGGTTATGACGGAGGATCTTTAACTTATTCATCAGACGGAATTGCAAAAATCTCGGCTAACATGAGAATGGACCGTTGTATCCTCGTGTACTAGAATACACCTAACCAATTGACATATTGTTAAATTCCCATATATTTATATGTATGGGAATTTTTATTTGTAAAATATGTCAAAAAGAATGTAATAACATCAATTCGTTAAGGTCACACTCCATTCAAAAACATAGTATTTCTTCAGAAGAAATTTATATTAATTATGTTTTAAATGGGGTAAAACCCAAATGTGAGTGTGGGTGTGGTGAAATACCTAGTTTTATATCGGTAGTTAAGGGGTATTCTAAATTCGTCCAATCACACCATAATAGAGTTCCCGGTAAAAATAATTACCACAAAAACCCTGAAACTCATCAAAAGGCGATTAACACACAAAAGAAAAATTGGGAAGAAGGAAAATATAGGGGTTGGTGGGAAGATAAAACATCAGAAACAATAGAAAAAATTGAGGGTATCAAGAATAAATTGAGAAACAATAAAGAAAGAGGTAAAAAAATATCTAAAAAATTAAAAGGAAAACCAAAATCTGACGAATCAAAATTAAAAAATTCAATAACACAAAAAAAAAGGTATAAAGACAACCCTAATTTAAAAGAGGAATTATCAAAAATCCGATTAAAATGGATGAGAGAAAATTCAAAGGTGAAAACCTCCAAATTAGAAAATAAATTTATAGAAATTTTAAATTCAATCGGTTTAATTGAAGATATTGATTTTATACATAACCACTTAATTACAAATATTAAAACATTTTTTGATTTTTATTTTCCGTCAAAAAAATTAATAATTGAAGTTGATGGGGATTTTTACCATTGTAACCCAAATACAAAACATTCGGAACCAAAATATGAAATACAGAAAAAAAATAAATTAAACGATAAGAGAAAAAATACTTGGTGTCAAAATCACGGAATGAAATTACTTAGATATTGGGAAAAAGATATAAATGAAAGACCTGAATGGGTCATATTAGAACTTAAGAAAGAATTATCTTTACTATAACTTCACCACAACTATTATTAAAACAAAAACTATTATGGAACAAGACGTATACGCTGCTGGTCAAGCAGAATTTAATTTACCACACGACGTGGTTCAATTACCATCAGGAGGAATTTTTTACAAATCAAAAAAGAAATCAGTTAAAGTTGGTTATTTAACTGCAATGGATGAAAATATTATTGCTGAAGCGGATTTCAAAAAAAGTATTCAAGAAAGTATCATTCTTCCTTTACTTAGAAACAAGTTATATGAAAGAGATCTTCGACCTGAAGAATTATTAGATGGTGATGTTGAAGCAATACTTCTTTTTTTAAGAAACACATCTTTTGGACCTGAATATAAAATTACGGCGATAGATCCGGCAAATGACGAAAAATTT